GTACAAGGCCGACGGGTCGTGGGCGAAACCCGGTTGCGCCCTGGGCAAGCGGTGCACCCACATCTACGGCGTCGAGGGCTGCACCCTCGACGACGAGCAGCAGTGGCGAAAGGCGAACCACGCGATCGACCGCGGCCGAATGGGTGTGGAGTTCCTGCGATCGGAGACCCGGGCGTTGCGCCAGACGCCCGAGGGAGTGCTGGAGTCCGGCCGGGAGATGCTCGGCTGGGAAGAGGAAGGCACCGAGGACACCGATAAGCCGATTCCGCCGGACCTGTGGGCCAAGCGTAGGGACGAAACCTCCCGGATCGTCGGGCCGATCACCATCGGCATCGACATCCCGCCTGATCGCCGCTCCGCCTCGATCGCCGTGGCCGGCCGACGCGAGGACGGGCGCGCACACCTGGAGCTGGCCCGCACCGGCTACGGCGTGAGTTGGGTGGTGGCGCAGGTGGTCAAGATGCTTGCCGAGCAGGAGATCTACTACATCCCGGACGGCACGGCGGTCCGCCCGGCGATCGTCGGGGACAAGCTCGCGCTGAAGCCTCTGATGGCGGCGTTCGCGGCCGAAGAGATCGTCCCGATCCTGTCCGGGGTGCAGGAACTAGCCCAAGGCTGCGGCCTGATCCAGGACGCCTTCGAGAACGACACCGCCCGCCACATCGGCCAGGACCAGCTGACCGCTGCGCTCGGCCTGGCGATCAAGCGGGACACCGGCGATAGCGGATGGCTCTGGGGTAAACGCCTTTCGGCCGCCGAGGGCGCGGATATCTCCGGTGTCGTGGCCATGACCGAGGCTCACCGGGCACTGACCGAGGTCCGCGATGACGGCGTCTGGGGGTTCTTCGAGTGAACCTCACCACCTGGATCCGCGGCTTGTTCGGCGGCGGGCCCGCCGAAGAGCAGCGGTTCAGCATGGACGACTACGCGTCTTGGATGAACAGCTTCGGCTACAACGGCAATACGTATGGTTTCACCGGGATCCGCCAGACCTTGACCGGCGATAACGTCGAGCCGGCCACGAACGACTATCTGGGCCTGGCTGCGCAGTCCTTCGGCGCGAACGCCATCGTTTTCGCCTGCATGGCCCTGCGCCAGCACGTGTTCTCAAGCACTCGGTTCCAGTGGCAGAACATGATCGACGGCCGCCCGAGCAAGCTGTTCGGGACTAAGGCGCTGGCGTTGCTCGAGACTCCGTGGGTGGGCGGGACCACGCAGGATCTGCTGTCCCGGATGATCCAGGACGCCGACCTGGCGGGCAACAGTTATCAGTTCGTGGACACCCCGCTGTCGCGTATTGGCGGCGACGGTGGCCAGGAACTGGTCCGGATGCGCCCGGACTGGGTTGATGTCGCGATGGAGCCGCGGATGGTGCGCGGCCGGCAGGTCGGTTGGCGCAAGACCGGATACATCTACTCCGAGGGCGGCTACGGCCAGGGTGAGCCGGTCGCTTTCGGGGTCGACGAGGTCGCGCACTTCGCGCCGATCCCGGATCCACTGGCCCGCCATCGGGGGATGTCGTGGCTGACCCCGGTGATCCGCGAGGTTCAGGCCGACCATCTGATGACGGTCCACAAGCGCAAGTTTTTCGAGAACGGCGCCACCGTCAACATGATCATCAAATATCCGGAGACGGTCCAGAAGGGCCGGATCCTGGAGTTCAAGGCGCTGATGGACGCCGAGAACGCAGGCGTTGAGAACGCCTACAAGCGGCTCCATCTCGGTGGCGGTGCGGACGCCACGGTCGTGGGGTCGGACTTCCAGAGCATGACCTTCAAGGAGGTCCAGGGCGCCGGTGAGACTCGGATCGCCGCCGCGGCCGGAACCCCCCCGGTCCTGGTCGGCCTGTCCGAGGGATTGCAGGGCTCATCCTTGAACGAGGGCAACTACGCGATGGCGCGTCGCCGGATGGCCGACGCCACGATGCACCCCCTCTGGCAGAACGTCTCCGGTTCGCTGGCCACCGTCACGGGCTCGAAACCGCCTGGGAACACCCGGCTCTGGTACGACACCCGGGACGTGCCGTTCCTTCGTGAGGACGAAAAGGATGCCGCCGAGATCGCCCAGCTGGAGGCGGCAACGATGCGTTCGCTGATCGATGCCGGATACACCCCGGACTCCGTCAGTGCGGCAATGCTCGCCGGCGACTGGGGCCTGCTGGCCCACTCGGGCCTGTTCTCCGTCCAGCTACAGACACCGGGGTCCGGGCAGCCGGCTCCCGGCTCCATTCCGGCCCTGAACGGGTCCGGGACGACGAAGCTACCTGTCGGGAAGTGAGAGGCCCCCATGCCTGAACTGATCAGCGCGCCGCCCCGGGAGATGCTGTACCGGGCCACCTATCCCGGCATCCGGTTGCGCGCGACCGGGACCGAGCCGGGCGAACCCACGGATCCGGGCGGTCCGGCGGAACCGCCCGAGCCGGAGTTCCTGGTCGGCCATTTCGCGACCTTCGATCGGTGGACCGAGATCAATTCCATGTTCGAGGGCAACTTCATGGAGCGCATCGCTCCCGGTGCGTTCGCGCGGACCATGAAGAACAACCGCGACGGGATGCGGGTCCTGTTCCAGCATGGCCGCGATCCGCAGGTTGGCGACAAGCCGCTCGGCCCGATCACGGACCTGCGCGAGGACGACATCGGTGCGGCCTATGAGGTGCGGATGCTGGACACCTCGTACAACCGTGACCTGATCCCCGGCCTGCGCGAGGGCCTGTATGGCGCCTCATTCAGGTTTTCGGTGCTGCGCGAGGAATTCAACATGGAACCGGGCGTCTCGGATATCAATCCGGCCGGGATCCCCGAGCGGACCATCCAGGAGGCCCGGGTCAGCGAGTTCGGCCCGGTGACTTTCCCGGCCTACGCCGACGCGACCGCCGGGATTCGCAGCATGACGGACGAGTTCATCCTCTCCCGCTTCAAGGACAACCCCGACCGGGTGCGCGAGCTTCTCGGTTTCGGGGCAGCAATACCAACCGGAGCACCTACTGACGGACCCGAGGCGACTCACTCCAGTTCGGTAGCCCGCGGCGCCAAGGCGCAGTTGGTCGTCAGGCGTAACCCGAACCGACAGAGAGGTGTCCGGTCATGATGACCCGACAGGAACGTCTGGACCGCGTCGCTGAACTGCGGCGCTGGATCCAGGAACAGCACGACGAATTCCGGGACGAGTCCTTCCCCGCCGACATCCAAGAGGAGTGGGACAGAAACAACACCGAGTTGGAGCAGCACGAGGGTGTGCTGCGCGAGCTGGAGGCCCGCGACGCCCGGATTCTGGAGGTCGCCCAGGACCCGCAGGCCCGCGAGAACGGCGGCGACGCCGGCGGGCTGCGCAACCGGCCCCGGGCCACACCGGTGATCTCCCGCATGTCCGAGAGTCAGGTCTACGACCTGAACGAGGTGCGGTACAACCCGATGCAGCCCGAGCGGGCGTCGCGGGAGTTGTGCGAGCGGGCGATGCGCGCCGTCGAGCTGGCGTACTTCCCGGCCGTCGAGCACGTCGGCGGCGACCAGGCCCGCGCCCAGGCACACGTGGCCAAGCTGCTGCGCCGCTCGGATGACGAGGACTGGCAGGCGCAGGAGCTGGCCCGCCGGATCCTGACCACCGGCTCGCAGGACTACCGGCGGGCGTTCACGAAGCTGATGTCCGCGGCGATGCGCGGCTCGGCCGGCTTCGCGAACCTGTCCCCGGGTGAGGCCCGGGCGGTGGAGGCGGCGCGTGCGCTGTCCGTCGGTACCGGCTCCGGTGGTGGCTTCGCGGTCCCGTACCAGCTGGATTCGACGATCATTCCGACGTCGAACCTGTCGGTGAATCCGTACCGGGCGATCTGCAACGTCGAGCAGATCTCGGGGACCAACGAGTGGCGTGGTGTCACCAGCTCGGGTGTCACGGCGGCGTACGCGGCGGAAGCGACCGAGGCCACGGACAACTCCCCGACCCTGGCACAGCCGACGCTGACCACCGTGCGGGCGCAGTGCTTCGTCCCGGTGAGCATCGAGCTCACTCAGGACTGGGGCATGATCCAGCAGGAGCTGGCAGGCCTCATCCAGGACGCGAAGGATGACCTGGAGGCCACGCAGTTCTCCACCGGCACCGGCACGAACGCCCCGGCCGGTGTCATCACCGGTGCTACCACGCTGGTGAACACGGCCACCGCGGCGACGTTCGCGGTCGGTGACCTGTATGCGGTCGAGAACGCCCTCGGTCCGCGGTTCCGCCCGCGTGCTCAGTGGGTCGCCAACCGCGCCCAGTACAACCGGGTGCGCCAGTTCGACACGGCCGGTGGTGCGAACCTCTGGGTCTACCTGGCCCAGGGCTTGCAGAACAACGTCCCCCGGGGCGGCAACACCGGCGCCGAGCTGATCGGCTACTCGGCGAACGAGTGCAGCACGCTGTCGTCCACCACGGCGACCGGCCAGAAGATTGCCGTGCTCGGCGACTGGCGCTACTACAAGATCGTGGACCGCGTCGGGATGGACATCGAGCTCATCCCGCACCTGTTCGGCGCCACGAACCGATTCCCGACCGGCCAGCGGGGTTTCTTCGCATTCTGGCGCAACATGGCGAAGGTGCTGGACGCCAACGCGTTCCGGGTCCTGAACGTCGCCTGATCCAGCCCTACCGCCGCAGCCCCGAGGTTCTCACCTCGGGGCTGCGGCGTTCTCCGACCAGATCAAGGGAGGCGGCACCATGGCGGCGCCAGCACGCAACAGCAAGGCCAACGGCGAGATCTTCGTGGCCAAGCAGTCGTTCACGACCGAGCTCGACGGCGTACCGATCTCCGTGTACGGCGGTCAGACTCGCGTGCGCGCGGGTCACCCGCTCTTGCAGGGCCGCGAGGCACTGTTCGAGCCGCTCAAGGTGCACTACGACGTCGAGGCGGCCACGGCGGCGCCGGGCGAGACCCGAGGCTGAGGTATGGCCTACAACGACCCCATCGCGTTCGTCACCTCGGCCGCGCGCACCACGACCGGAAACTCCGGCGCGATCGCCTGCGAAAAGGGCCTACAGCTCAACCTGATGGTCGAGGTGACCGCAGGGTCCGGGACCACGCCGACGCTCGACTTCACCATCGAGTGGTCGATGGACGGCGCCAACTTCGGCGCCGCACAGACCGCGGAGTCGTTTACCCAGATCACCGCGGCGACCGTGCGGCGGCTCCAGCAGTTCCCGGTGCGCGCTCCGTTCTTCCGCCTGGTGTGGACGATCGGCGGGACCACACCCTCGTTCACCTTCCAGGCCTCCCGTTACGTGACGGCCTGACCCTTCGCACGCATTGAGAGGTATTGCAGCATGGCGCGTTACGCAGCTTCCATCGTTTCCCAGACCGCGCAACTGGCCGGTCTGAACGCCACGACCACCGTCAACGGCTACATCGGATACTGGGGTGCCAGCGCGACCGCCGGTTACCGCCTGCGCCGCCTGATCGTCGGTGTCCG